CTCAAGAAGGCCTTCAAGCAGCATGACACGCAGGAGCACAAGGGCGGCAAGGGTACCAAACTCAAGCTGAAGTCTGGCGGTATGGCCGGAAAGATGGAGCGGTTTGAGACCAAGACCACGATTGAGGGCAACGAGGGCCAGTTTAAGAAAACGAAAATGCACGAGGCCAAACCGGATCGCGTGAAGGGTCCCACCGGCATGATCAAGGAGAAGAATGCTGGCGGTTACAAGACTGGCGGCGTTGTGAAGGGCGCGGGTGGTTTTAAGACTGGCGGCGTTGTTGAGGGTCAGGGCGGTTTCCGCAAAGGCGGTGCCATAAAAAAGTTTGCTGAGGGCGGCCGCGTACAGCACGACGGCGGTCCGGAGCAGATGAAGCAGGGCAAGAAGAAGCCTGCCGGTCCCGTTTCTATCAACAGCCTCGCTGGCACCTATAAGAAGGGTGGCGCGGTGATGATGGCTACTGGTGGTTCGGCCGTTAAACCTCCCGTTCAACCTACCGCGGAGGGACACGCTAGGGCGGCGCTTTCGGCCTCTTTGGCGGCGAGTCAAAAACACTCTCAAATGCGGTCTCAGCAAGAAGCAAACCGGGTGGCGTCAAAAAATGCCCGCGCCGAACTGAGCGCATCTTGGTCTACCGAGGTTCTTCGGGAATCTATAGCTGCCGCCAAAAGAAGCTCCGCGGCTAAAGATTTGGGGCCCTTTGTAGTGTCTTCTGCCCCCCCTAAAAAGGCAGCCTCTGTTCCCCCTCAACGAGCAGAGATTCAATGGACAGGGCCGACGGGGCAGGGAACCATTAATGAAGATGGTTCTTATGGCGGTAGAAACCCTAACATTCGTGTAAGCCAGACTCCTGCTCCTACAAGGCCGCCTCGCCCGCAACCTATTCCTATTCCTTCTGAGGATTTGGGGGCGAGACCTCTGCCTGTTCCTGTGCCTCGCGTGGAAAATTCGGATTATCGTCGAGGCGGTCGCGTTAAGCGTTAACGGAGATTGGTATGGGCGTTTATTCTTCTGCTACCCGGCAGGGCGCGTATGAGCCGTTTGAGCTGCAGGTTGCTCGTGGTCAAATACAGGCGCATTCTGTTGTAACTGTTTCTGGCTACAACTCTGATGTTGATACTGCATGGGAAATGATTACTCCTATTGGAGATTTATCATATCCAGCCTCCGCTTTGCAGATGACTGTGAGTTCATCTAGTGCCAGCGACACATCGGCAGGCACTGGCGCACGAACTGTATTGATTACCGGGATGGATGCCAACTACGCGGTTATCAGTGAGACGGTGACGATGAATGGTCAAACCGCTGTCACAACCACAAACTCATTCTTGCGCGTCAACGCTATGTTGGTGACAACCGCGGGCACGGGCCTTGCAAACGCAGGAATTATTTACATTGGCTCAGGCACTGTAACTTCTGGCGTTCCAGCAACCATTTATAATTTGATTTCTTCTGGTTATAACAATGCAACTTCGAGCCAATACACAATCCCTGCTGGCTATACTGGATACTTGGTAATTGCTCGAATTGGCTTGGCTCAAGATACTGGAACCAGTTTAATTACTGCAAGAACCCGTTTTGTTGGAACAAATGGAATTGCCATCACCGGCCCATTGATTGTTACCAATAACAACATCTCTACCCAACCATTTCCCTATCCCATTTCAATTGCTGAAAAGACTCGCATTCAAGGCGAAGCAATTGGCGGTGCGGCAAATAATGAAGCAGCCGGGTTCTTCCAGTTAATTCTCATTAAGAATGCGGACTAATTATGCCCACCAAGTCTCCTGCCCAAGAGCGGTTAATGCAGGCGGTCGCGCACAACCCTAAGTTTGCAAAGAAGGTTGGCATCCCGACGAAGGTTGGCAAGGAGTTTACGGCTAAAGAGGGCGGTCTCTACGCGAATATTCACGCAAAGCAGGAGCGTATTGCTCACGGTAGCGGCGAGAAGATGCGTAAACCTGGCTCTCCAGGTGCACCAAAAGCGCAGGCGTTCAAGGAATCTGCGAAGACTGCGAAGATGAAGGAAGGTGGACCTAGCCTGGCTATAGGGCGCGGAGAAAAGCTCCCAGCAAGCCAAGGAGCGGGTTTAACGGCCAAGGGTAGGGCTAAGTACAACCGCGAGACGGGAAGCGATCTGAAGCCTCCCCAGCCGGGCGGAGGGGCAAGGCGTGATTCGTTTTGCGCCCGCATGGGTCCGGTTGCTGAGAAGAGTGAGAAGGGTAGTCGTGCTAGGGCCTCGATGAAGCGTTGGGGCTGTCCGTCATGGTAGTCGGTCGTGGTGTGTAAATAATTTGTTTGCTTCTTTTTTGTAAGCTGCATAAGCCTCTTCGGCAGAATCAAAGAATCCGATTGTTGTTCTTTCCCTGTTGTGGCAAATTCTTGACATCCACTTGTTTACTTGTTTGTGCCAAGTGACCCCTCGGTAGCCTGAAGAGCTGTTTTTAGGGGCCGGTCTGTTTTGTTGATTTTGGTTTGCTGTCACAAGGCGCAGGTTTTCAAGCCGATTGTCAATTCTATTTCCGTTGATGTGGTCAAGATAAAAGCCTTCTGGAATGTGCCCAAACATATAAACCCAGATAATTCTGTGTAACTTATGCGTTTGAGAGTTAAAGCTCATCACTTTGTACCCAGACGGATGTAGACACCCTGCTATTCTCCCTTTGAGCACGTTTGATCGACCTTCTTTCCAAGTTACAATACCCGCAATGGGATCATACTCAAGCATTGATCGTAGTTCAGACTGGCTTGGCAACATGACGCTTCCGTTTTGGTGCACTAAAAGCCGTAGGTTACCACAATTTTGGGAATGGTAAATGGCGTACAGCGGAACGGTCGGTCAGACGGTTATCAATGTCCAGAAGGTTATTGATCATGCCGCTCGTCGTGCAGGAAAACTTGCGGAAGAGTTAACCGTTGAGCAGGTAAACTCTGCCCGTGAGTCTCTGTATTTCGTCTTATCGCACCTGATCAACACCGGAGTTGACTACTGGGCGATTGAAAAGAAGGTGTTTGGCCTTCTTCCAGACAAGCAGGTCTATGATATGCCTGCGGGGTTCAACGATACCCTAAACGTCTTGTATCGGCGCATGAACCGCCCCTCTGGAGCCTACTCCTCAAGCTCTGGGATCGCAATAAACGCCTTTGACGGCAACATCGACACTGTTTGCACACAGACTTCTCCGAATGGAAACATATCAATTTATTACAATTCCCCGGTCTATGTCGGGTCAATCGGAGTATTACCGGGAGTTTCTGGAAACATCACGGTTGTATTTGAGTATTCCACCGACGGAATTACATGGAATGCGCTCTACTCCCCGGGGCAAACGACGTGGGCTGACAAAGAATGGCTCTGGTACGACATTGAGACGGGTCAAAACGTCCAGTATTACCGGATGCGAGCCATTAACGGAAGCACGATAGCCGTTAGGGAGTTGTATTTTGGCAACAACTCGACAGAAATCACGATGGCTAGCCTTAATCGTGATGACTACACGAACCTGCCGAACAAAAACTTTACTGCAAACCAGCCGTTTCAGTATTGGCTAAACCGCACGATCCCGTATTCGCAGATTAACCTGTGGCCGGTACCGAGTGATGCGTTTGTGCAGATGGTTGTCTGGTACTCGCGTCAGGTTATGGACGTGGGTGCGCTTACGGATGAGCTAGAGATACCCCAGCGCTGGTATATGGCGATTGTGAATATGCTGGCGCATCAGATGGCGATGGAGTTGCCGGGTGTTGAGCCTGCTCGTATTCAGTATCTTGAGGCTCAGGCGCAGTCTACGTTTAACCTTGCAGAGCAGGAGGAGCGTGGTCGAGGTCCAATTTACTTTGCTCCGAATATTGCGCCCTATAACAGGTGATGTATGCCTGTTTTCCTTGATACGACGGGGCTCTCAGATTTAGCAATTGCAATCTGTGACCGGTGCCGCATGAAGAGGCCGCACGCGGCAATGCGATCTGATCCAAACTTTCCAGGTCTGCAGGTCTGCGATCAGGGTTGCGCGGATAACTTTGATCCGTATCGACTCGCTGCACGCAAGACAGAAAAGATTACAATACGCTTTCCGCGCCCTGACGAGAGTGTTGCAGTTGAGGATAACAACCTCACGACTGGCGGAGATAATAATTTTGTATTGTCGCCAGAGCAGAATACTCAGACGCCAGAGAATAACGGCAACCTGGATAGTATCGAGATATAGATGGCAAATGTAACTATTACCCAGCTTCCAGCGGCCCAACCCCTAACCGGCACGGAGCTGGTCCCTGTCGTCCAGAACGGGCAGACGGTTCGCACGACTACTGGTGCTATCGGTGGCGGCGGTGGCGGTAGCGGGTCTGTTACATCTGTCAACGTCTCTGGTGGCACTACGGGTTTGACGACGACTGGCGGGCCGATTACTACCTCTGGGACTATCACACTAGGTGGGACACTTGCGGTTGGGAGTGGCGGCACCGGCGGGACTACTGCGGCTACCGCTCGAGTAAACCTGCTGCCAAGTTACGCAGGAAATGAATCGTATGTGCTGCGGGTAAACCCTACCGCTACGGATGTTGAGTGGTCTGCTGCTGGGAGTGGCGGTGGGGTTGTCAGCGTAACTGGAACCGCAAACGAGATCAATTCGACCGGCGGCATCACTCCGGTTCTTTCGTTGCCAAACTCCCTCACCTTCACAGGGAAAACCATTACTGGCGGGGCGTTTTCTGGCGGCACGATTGACAACACCTCTATTGGCTCCACGACACCTGCGGCGGGTAGGTTTTCAACAATAAGCGCCCCCACCGGAACCATTGTTGCAACCCCGACCAGCAACAACGATATTGTTAACAAGGCCTATGCTGATGCGGTCTCATCCGGGCTGTCTTTTCACCAAAATTGTAACCTTGCGACCGCCGACTTTTTGCCGGATTGCACATATAACAACGGATCTTCTGGAGTCGGCGCAACCCTGACCGCTATCTCAAATGGTGCGCTTTTAGTTGACTCGGTTAACGTCGCTGCTGGCAACCGCGTGCTAGTCAAGAACCAGTCTAATCAGGCGCAAAACGGCATCTATACGGTTACCCAGGCTGGCGACGTATTAAATCCGTTCGTTTTGACTCGAGCGACGGACTACAACACGCCTGGCACGACCTACCTTAATGTTGATTCTGGCGACTTCACCCTTATCCTGACTGGCGCTACGAATGCAAATACTTCGTGGGTTCAGACAGCTCTACAGCCAATTACGATTGGCACTACCAGCCTTGTCTTTGTTCAGTTTGGCTCGGGGTCTGCTGTCTACTCAAACGGCACCGGCCTAAGCCTATCCGGCACAAATCAATTTAGCATTACGAATACAGGCGTGACCTCTGGGACCTACGGCTCTGCCACTCAGGTACCTCAGATTGCCGTAAACGCTCAGGGTCAGATTACTGGGGCCATTAACACCGCGATTGCGATTAACGGCAACCAGGTTACTACTGGGACTGTTGCGATTTCTCAGGGTGGCACCGGTCAGTCAAGCGCGGCCAACGCTATCAACGCCCTGCTGCCGTCCCAAACCTCAAAC